TAAAAACCCCAAAGTAGAAGAGTTCTTAAAGGATGTGACCATGGACGGGGTTTCAGCCATTGGGTTTGCCTCTATGGCTATCGATGAGGTGTTAGAAACCGGAAGAGGGGGGATATTAGTGGACTATCACCTTCAGGACTCCGGCGATCGACCGGGAACAGCGGCGGACGCCGAAGCTAAAAAGTTAAGGAGTTATGTTCAGTTGTACTCAGCCGAGCAGATCATCGGGGTGGTTTCCAAACGGGTTAACAACCAGACGATCATCACCCAAATCAGGCTTCGGGAAGTAGAGGAGAACATCTCATCAGAAGACGAATTTAAAAAGACCACGCGACGGATTGTCCGGGTTTTAGAAATTAATTCTGACGGGGTGTATCAGCAACGGATTTTCTCCGAAGAGGCGAAATCTGAATCAGATGACAGCTCAGGAGATTATGGACGTTTCACCGAAGATAAAAACATTATCATCCCTAAGAAAAACGGAGAGACGTTCAGCTACATCCCTTTTTTCTTTTTAGGTGTACAGGATATGGACATGGGGTACGATAAACCCCCGCTTCTTGACCTATGTGAGGTCAATTTGGATTATTTCCGCACAAAATCAGATTACAAGCACGGGCTCCATTTTACGGGGCTACCAACAGTTATTATTACCGGACACGGGAATGCGGAAGGCACGACATACCGGATCGGATCAACGGTTGCATGGGTTTTTGAGGAGGAGGGGGCGGATGCAAAATATTTGGAATTCCAGGGGCAGGGGCTTTCAGAAAGCCGGGAGGAGCTTCAGAACCTGAAAAACGATATGGCTTCTTTGGGCGCCCGGATGCTAACGGCTGAGAAAAAACAAGTTGAAGCGGCGGAGTCCCACCGGATCAAACGCTCTGGGGAACAATCCCTGTTGGCTTCAATGGCTAACAGCTCCTCTGAAGCACTTAGCCGGGCTCTTAATGAGGCGCTATCATGGAACGGGATTGAAGATGAATTGTCACTCCGATTAAACACCGATTTCAATATTGCTGAAATGAGCGCCAAAGACGTGTTAGACCTTTGGAGAGTTGTTCAGTCGGGCGGGATGTTAATAGAAGACTTTTTCTATAATCTGCACCAGGGGGAAAGGCTCTCCCCGGATATTGAAGACCAGGATAGAATGACTCGAATTCAAACGTCTCCACCACCCGCGGAATGAAAGACCCCAGAAAATTTTTAAAACCAAGCACGGTTAACGAGATCCTGCAGGACAGAGCTATCCGGCACGCCGTTTACCTGGTCCGGGTTGCGGGCGGGGAAGCGAAATGGTTCCGTGATCAGCTACCGGGCTTCCGGCGCCGGATCACAGAGGAACTGGCCCCCTTTATTGCACGAATGGATATTAGTGGAGTGGTAAACAATCAGCTGCTTTTCGAGGAGGCCTCCCAAAAGGCTGCAAGGGTAAGCCAGGAATTTTTTGAGGACATCTACCAAAAGCAAAAAGAACGGGCTGTAGAGATTGCCGTGGCAGAGTCGGGATTTGAAGCCAGGGTCTTAGACGACACCCTTCCCATCCGAACCAATTTCAAACACCCGTCCAACATACTTATAGAGGCTATGATTACCTCCAATCCCCTGGATGGGAAAACGATGAATGAGTGGTTCAAGGACATTCCGCAAACCGTTCAGACTCAGGTTAACCGAGAAATTACCGAGGGTGTGCTTAACGGGGAATCCCAGAACAAGATTATGCGCCGGGTCAGGGGGACACGGGAAGCCGGTTTTAAAGACGGGATCATAGGAAGGGCGGGCAGAACAGCTGAAAATCTCGTAAGAACCGGAGCCATGAAGGCATCTAATGTGGGCCGGGAAGCTTTCTTCCAGGAGAATTCAGAGGTTATTAAAAACTACAGCTGGGTGCTTACATTAGATAGCAGGACATGTACTATTTGCGTTCAGGGGGCATCCGATAACCCGTATCCGGTAGGATCTCCCCCGCAGGTCCCCGCTCACATTCTTTGCAGATGTATTTTTGTGGCCATCACAAAGTCATGGGAAGAGCTGGGAATTGACCTGGACGAAATGGAACCCGGAACCCGGACGGCTGTAGTCAACGGGATGAGAGGAGAGGTCCCCGACACCGTTACCTATCAGGATTGGTTTGAGATGCAGAACACAGAATTCCAGGCAGATATTCTGGGACCATCCCGATTCAACGCCTATGAAAAAGGATCTAAGATAACTGATTTTGTCGATAATGGAAAAATATTAAGTATTGAAGAACTCAAGCTGAGAGGCTTGGATTTTTCGTAACCATCAACTAAAACCAATACACAATGACGTTAAAAGTCGCATATGACACGAAAGAGGATATACCGGAAGGGTATCTGGAAGCCTATTCCCAAAAAGACGGGAAGTGGACCCTTCAAGCCGAAGGGATCAAGACCCAGGAGGATGTAGACCGGGCTATGGATGCTATGAGAAAACAAAAGGATCTCCGGATCGATGCTGAACGGGATCTTGCCAAATTTAAAGAAGTAGATTTGGAAAAATGGGAAAAAGTCAAGGACCTTGACCCCGATGCCGATCCGGGCCAGGGGCTCACCCCCGAGAAAGTCCGGGAAATTGAGGAGACCTTCCGAACTAAATACGCGAAGAAAGAAACCGAGCTGCAATCTAAAATTGACAGCGCGGAGAAAAAAGCCAAGGATTATGTAAAAGATTCCTGGATCCGTAAAATGCTCAGTGAAAAATTCGGTTTTGAGAGTCCCCGCCGCCTGAATGATTTCATCCGGGGGATGGGAGACGATCTGGATCCCGATTTCAGGGCTATTCGAAAAGCCATTGATTCTCTTAAAGTGGTAGAGGAAAACGGATCGTTTAAAGTGGTTGGAGGGGATATTGGAGACTCAGAAGGAGCGAAAGAATCCCTTGAGGCCATTGCCAAGTCGGATATTGCGAAGCATTACATGCCCGCGCCCGAAAATTCAGGCGGAGGATCTAACAACAAACACCGGGAAGGATCTGACAACCAGGTAAATCCCTATAAAGAAGACAGTTGGAATCTTACCAATCAAGCTAAAATAGAGAAGGACAACCCAGCTTTAGCGAAAAAACAGGCAGCAGAAGCCGGGGTGGAAATAGAATAATTGGTTTTTCCAAATTAATGTCTATATTGGTAGTAATTTATTGACCTTCAATGTCGCAGAGTAAGTTCGGGCAATGTGGTTAAAACTCCTACGTGCAGAGTAATTCGGCGGGGGATTAACACAAAACAGACTTATCAACTAACACATAGGAGGTTACTCTATGGCTACAACACAAATTTCAGATGTATACGAACCGAAACCCTTTGATCGTCAATCTCTTTTGATGACAAAGATCGCTTCTGCTTTCTGGCAGAGCGGGATTCTGCGGGCCGATCCGCTTCTAACACAATTCGCACAGGGACCAGGTTCTATTATCGAAGTTCCAAAACTGCGACCACTCGGGGGAGACAGAAATATTGGATCTGATGATCCGGCATCTTCTTCAACTCCCAATAAAATTGCACATGATGTTGAGAAAGCGGTCAAGCATTTCTCCAACAACTCATGGGCGCAAATGGATTTAGCGGCTGCTCTTACGGATCCCAAAGATCCTTTAGGACAGTTAGCTTCAACCATCGGGCGTTACTGGGCCCGTGAATACCAGAAAATTCTAATTAATTCTGTCGTGGGGATTCTGGCAGACAACGTGGCTAATTATTCAGGGGATATGGTTTATGATGTCGCAACGGATTCTGTCGATACCATTACGGCCGGTGATAGAGTTTCTCATGAGAGCATCACCAGAGCCCGATTGACTTCCGGAGATGCTTTGGAAGATCTTCAGGCCATTGCTGTCCACTCGGCGATTTACGGAACTCTTTTGGAGAATGATTCCATTGACTTCATTCCCGAATCCGAGTCAAAAAGCCGTATTCCGATGTTCGGAGATCTTAGGGTTATTGTAGACGACGGGCTTCCCGCCGTAGCCGGAACCAACCGTATTACCTACACCTCTATTCTTTTTGGGAATGGATCTGTCGGATATGCAGAAGGCTCTCCACGAGTTCCATCCGCTATTGAGCGCGATGAAGCCAAAGGAGACGGTGAAGGGGAAGAAGTCCTATACAGCAGGCGCCACACGGTCTTGCATCCATTCGGACTTAGTTTCACAAACGCCTCAGTAGCGGGTAAAAGCCCGACCAATGCTGAATTGGCTTTGGCTGCCAACTGGGATAGAGTATATCCTGAAAGAAAACAAGTGCCGATTGCGTTCTTAGACACTAACGGTTAAAAAAAAAGGGGGGCTACAAACCCCCTTTTTTTACTTATAAACCCTAACCAAACCCAAGCACAATGGCGACTAAAGTACAGCCCACACTCAACGAAATCCGTTATTTTCAGACCAAGGGGAAGCAACCCGAGAGCTTGAAAAAACGGGTACAGGAATATGCCAAACACCAGGAAAAACTGGACAAAGTAACGGCGAAATTTAAGGGTCTGAACACGGATTCGTACCTGAAAGAACTACGAAAGATTACAGATAAAGAGGTTCTTGAAGAGCTTCTTACACTGGAATATGCCGGGGAATCCCGGGCAAGTGTTATACAGGCTTTGAAGTCTCCGGATGAACAGTCCGCGCCGGCCAAAGAGGGGGACATTTCCGAACTCACAATTAAAGAGGTGGGAGATGAAATCAAAAACATATCGGATATTTCCGACCTGAAGACCTGGGCTGAAGTTGAAAAAGCCGGGAAAAACAGAACCGGGGCGTTAGAAGTCATACAGGCCCGTATCCAGGAAGTTGGAAAAGATCTATGGCCCCAAAAAGTGGATGGAGGATTTTACCAGATCAGTACCGGTAAAAAATTCCAGAGTTTTGAAAAGGCGGAAGAAGAACAGGGAAAAATTGATCTGATGTAATCATGCCTCTAACCGATAAATCCTATGCCACGTTAGCCGAAGCCGATGCCTACTGGCTGGATCGGAATGACTCGGTATGGCTTGCGGCTACAGATGTGCTGAAGGATGCATCCCTGATCAAGGCTACAGAATATATAGACTACCAGTTCGATTGGATTGGGGGGATTAAGGTGGCCGATCAGGTGCTCTTATGGCCCCGGTCCAGCGCCTGGGATAAAGAAGGGCGTTTGCGGGACGGGATTCCTACAGAACTTAAAAATGCGGTCTCATGGTTAGCTTTACATCTGTTAACCCAGGACAAAGAGGTGGATCCCCCTAAAGACCGGGGCGGGGATATTCAGAAGTTAAAAGCCGGACCGGTAGAGATTGAATATTTACAAAAGGCTGTTTCAGGTACTACATATGATCACTTGTACCGGATGTTGTCAAAGATCATTATAGGGTCTAAAAACCAAATGAGGTTAATCAGAACGTAAATGAGTTTATTTGGAATCGACATAGCTGAATTAATCGCCGAAGGGTTTCGGGGGAAACTGAACCCCATTACCTTATCACACACCACTCCCGGAGAATATAATGCGATCACAGATACAGTGGCAGACCCCGTGACCACCACGACCACCAGTGAAGGGATTGTAGATGAGTTTGATATGAGGCTGGAAGCTGAAGGACTTTTAACACGAAACCAACGAATGATACTTATATTAGCTGATAACTTAACGTTTGATCCGAAGATCGGGGATACCATATCGATTGACTCTGAGGATTTTACGATTGTGGGGATCCCCTCACAAGATCCGGCTAAGGCAACCTGGACTGTCAAGGGGGAATTCTAATGAGTTTTACACTGGACTTACAGAAATTCAATAAAAAATATACGGGGCGGGGGGATACCCTGGTCAAGAAAGTTGTTTTAGACATTGATAGGGGGGTGGTTATGTCGACTCCCGTGGATACGGGAAGGGCTCGCGGCGGGTGGAACGTCGGAGTCAATAGTGTGGATCTAACCGAACGGGATCCGGATAAGTCCGGGCAAACCACTATATCTCGGAACACTGAAAAGACACAACGTGAAGTGGAAGCCGGTGACCAGGTGTTCCTTAGCAATAACGTGGAATATATTGAATATTTAGAAGATGGAACCTCCAAGATGCCCGCATTCGCGATGGTTGAAAAGACACTCCAGCGGTTTCCGGGGATTGTCCGAAAAGGAGTTAATGAGGCTAAAAAGGAAAACCCATGAGCACCCGGAAATTTGACATACGAACAGATTTAAGGACTCACTTAGCCACGTTCGGGAGTCTTCCTGACGTTAATTGGGAAAACCGCTATTTTGACATCCCTAAAGATATAAACGGAGATCCTAAACCCTATTTACGGGAGACCTTAAATGCAAATGACGAAAACTTAACCGCTAACAATGAAAAAACGGCTATCGGGATTTACGCGTTAGATTACTTCATCCCCCGGGGATACAGTATTTCTTCCGCAGAGAATTTAGCCGATAACATCAAAGAACTTTTTAAACCTGCTCAAGTGATTGGCCAGGTGATACTCACAAAATCAACTGTGACGATGGGAGTTCCGGAACCCGAATCCCCCTGGTACATGATTCCTATCCGGATCTACTATCGAGCGCACCAACTTAATACTTAACCCAAGGTAAACACTATGGCCAATTCAAACGTTCAACAAACATATGTCAGCTTCGTGGAAGAGGTTACGCCCGGAACTACTCCGGGTACCCCTGCCATGCTCAATTTCAGGACCACTGACCCTTTAGGGATCAATTTCAGTAAAACACTAATGGAAAGTCAGGAAGTATTTTCCCACAGGCAGGAAGAGAATGTACGGCATGGCATGAGAAGCATCGGGGGTTCGTTACCTTCTGAGCTTTCGTTTAAATCTCACAGTGCATGGCTGGAGGCTTTACTTTCCAATGATTTTGTGGTAGTGACTGACACCGGAACTTTAAAACCCGGTAACACGCCCAAGACCTTCAGTATTGAGCAGAAGATTGCGGCGGATAAATTCCTGCTTGGCGTGGGGGTTACTCCTACCCAGCTAACTATTTCTATCAGCCCGTCTTCCATCGTCACAGCTAACTGGGAACTGATTGGGATGAACTTCTCCTCTGCTGCAACTACGCTTGGAGTTCCCACGGATGTAACAGCGAATGAACCTTTTGATGGACTTGGATCCGCGGCTATTACAGAGGGGGGATCTGCCATTGCGACTGTCACCAGCCTGGAGCTGACCATTAACGCCAATAAATCTGTTGGCGGGCTAATTGGTTCCGCCGGGGGAGATACCCCTACCGACCAGAAGCTTCAGATAAGCGGGAACCTTGTGGCCCGGTTCAACAGCCTGGATCTTTTCCAGAAATTTGAAAATGAGACAGACTCTGCATTGATTTGCGTACTGACCAATCCCGGGACGACGGATACCCTTGAGTTTAAACTTCCGAAATTGAAGTACACGGGAGGCCAGCCTCAGAATAATGACGGGGTAGTAGATGGAGCTTTTGGATTCAGAGCTCTGTATGACGGGGTTACTGAAAACGCCGCTATCGTTATTACCGAAATAGACCCAGCATAAACGTATAAATAACTAAATAATGGACATTTCAAAATTCGCTGTAGATTCTAAAAAACAAGTTTCACTGTTAGAGTTACGGCACCCCATAAGCGGGGAAACCCTCGAAGATGAAAAAGGAAAAAAAGCTACTATTACTCTTAATGGCCCGGATTCCGATGCCATTAAAAAAGTAGAACGGGAATACATGGACAGGCGTCTCAAAGAAGGGATCAAACGTAAAAAGGCGCACA